CATATCAAGCACCTATGCGGCTCCAACATCTACTGCTACCAGTTCGGCAAACGGTCTTATGTCATCAACTGACAAAGTAAAATTGGATGCCGTTGAAGCCAATGCAACCGCAGATCAAACAGCGAGCGAAATTGAGGGAATTGTTAATCACGATAACTTACAAGGTTTCGTGGCGGCTGAACACATAGATTGGTCTACCAGCCAATCCAGTAATATCCACACAGGCAATTACACAAATACAACCTATTCGGTTCAAGATGGCGAACTAAGTCAAAAGAACTTTACCACAACTTTAAAAACTAAATTGGACGGTATTGAAGCGGCGGCTGATGTAACGGATAGCACAAATGTTGCAGCCGCACTCACGGCTGGAACAGGCATTTCGATTGCCGCAAACGGCACTATTGCAAGTACAGCCACTGGCACAAGTTATCAGGAAGTCACAATTACGGTTGCGAATAGCAACCTAGCAATTGACGGAACTGAAAATCAAACGCTTACTTTAATTCCTTCAGTAACTTATCGGCTAAATAATTCGGACAGTTCTAACAGCGCTCATCCTATTTTATTAGCAACAAGCGCGGATGGCACAACTTACACTCTTGGGGTCACTACGGTTGGAACGGCTGGTCAATCTGGCGCATATGTTCAAGTAAAATTAGAGCAAGATGCACCCACCTTATTCTACAAATGCGGCAATGATAGCGGAATGGGCGGCTCAGTCAGTAAGGGCGGCACAACGTACACCGCTGGCACAAACATAACCATTGCAGCGAATGGAACCATTGCAAGCACAGCGACATCGTCAGGCGGCACAAACTATGCTTCAACAAGTTATACTGCAACAGCTAACCAAACTACGTTTAACGCTTCTAGCAGCCCTGCCTTGCCAGCATACACGGCTGGACGAATTGCTGTCTATTCAAATGGTGTAAAATTAGAAGCAGCGGCATTCACTGCAACAAATGGAACTTCTGTTGTTCTAGGTGCAGGGGCTGCGGCTAACGATTTAATCGAAATTGTCGACCACGGCTCTGGGGCGGTTGTTTTACCGTCTGCTATGGGAACGGCTGGGCAATATATAAAAGTCAATTCTGGGGCAAATGGCTTGGAGTTCGACACGCTACCAGCGGCTGGAATAACGGCTGGAAAATCAATCGCAATGTCAATGGTATTCGGAGGGTAGGAAATGACCGCACCTAACATAGTCGACGTTACTACAATCACAGGTAAAACTGTTGGTGTAGCAATCGGGACAAGCAATACAAATATAGTGGCAAACGCCGCAAGTTCTGGCAAGGTTTACAAGGTAAACTCTATTTTGGTCAGCAATGTCGATGGGAGTGCCGCAGCGGATATTACACTTAGTATTCAAAAAGCGGCTGCGACAGACTTTCATATCGCTAAGACGTTATCAGTTCCAGCGGATTCAACTTTAGATGTTTTGAATAAAAGCATTTATCTTGAAGAAAACGATATTCTCAGGGGGCTAGCTAGTGCAGCAAGTGATCTTGAAGTGGTTTGTTCCTACGAGGAAATCAGCTAATGGCCAGTTTGCTTGGCATAAGAAAAAGCGCAACAACCGATGCAGCAAGCGGTTTGTTTACTATGCGCGATGTTGAGCAAAATGCACATGCGGCTCTTAATAACTTTCGACCAAATATTTATAATTTAGAAGAACAAAGAAAAGCCAGCCTTGTAAATCAATGGGGTGATTTTGGGCTTGCTGAACCTTTAGATTGGACAGATGGCGGTTCTCAGCATTCACAGTTCACAAAGAGTATTAACGGTGATCCAGAAGGTTTCGATATGGACGCTACTGGTGATAGAATGGTGGTTTCTGCCCCGCGCTGGTACTATGAGGTCAATAGTGACGGAACGGATACAAGCAACTATGCAAGTAATTGCGGCGCTTTTTATGTTTATAAAAGAAGTGGAACGTCTTGGTCTATAGAATATGCCGACAGTCCGTTTGGAAATACAGCCAATGGATATGCTTCTTTTGCTGGCGCACCAATAAGTGATGCTGGCGACAGAATTGCTTGCGGTGGGATTAGTAGTGGTTCAGGTGTTTACGTTTATCATAGAACAGGGACATCTTGGTCTAAGTCACAACTTCCATCAAGTTCTGGTCAGTTTTTTGTGAAAATGTCAGGTGATGGAAATACGATTGTCGGATGCCCCGACTCTTCTACAAACACGACCGCAAAGATTTGGGTTTACTCAGGCGGCTCTTGGGGTTCGCCATCGTCCATTACTTCCAATGCGAATAAAAAACCTTTTGGGAACAACGGAAGTTTTGCTGTAAATTACGATGGAACCAAAATGATGTTTGGCACACCAGAAGGTGATTATGTTTGGGCGAGGTGGCACAAGTCAAGCGGAACTTGGTCACATCAAGCAAGCGTGACTGATACAAACAGGCTTGTCGGCATAGATAATATGATGTTTTCGAGGACAGAAGAAACGAATAAAATCGCTTATGGGTTCAACTCAAGGCACACAGGAAGTTCAGACGAAAATGGTCAACTTTCATTTGGTATTTGGGTGGGAACCTACTTTGCTCATTTGGGAATTAATGGTTCCAATGGGGAACGTCTGCAAGTCTTAGATATTGATGATACTGGAACTTACGCTTTGTTAGGTGCGCCAATGGCAAATGGTATTGCTCAGAGCGGTTGGGCAAACATGGGGCAATTAAGAATACTGAAAAAAACAACCAGTTCTTTTAACTCTTACACTATTCACAATTTAACGGAAGCCAGTGGTTTGTATATTGGTGATAACATTGGTCGCCACGGAAAATTTGCAAATTCTGGCGCAGGGTTCGTTGCTGTGCCACGCGATGATAGTGTCATTACAGTTTGGGATACATAGGAATTAAATTATGAGCCATAACACAGACCTTTCGAAACTTGCCGCGACCCTCGACACTGGTACTAACGGTCAGGTTTTAACATCTCAGGGCGGCGCTAGCTTTAGTTTTGCTGATGCAGCGGCTGGTGGGGCGTCTGTTACATCTTCTGATACGGCTCCTAGTTCGCCTAGTGCTGGTGATCTTTGGTTTGATAGTAGCACAGCAGAATTGCTTGTATATTATTCGGATGGCTCAAGCAATCAATGGGTTACAGTGTCAGGCGTCCAAGGACCAACTGGCTCAACTGGTGCGGATGGTGCGGATGGTGGGGCAACTACGCTTGGCACTCTCACCAAGACATTCTCTAATAATGAAGAGTCCACCATTACGCTTTCAGGAGCAGCCAGCCCAGTTCCAAATGTTTCAGTGTTCAAGGAAGTGCCACAGGCTGGGCTTACGTCAAAGGGGAATTGGGACGTAAATTCAACTGCTAGTAACTATACTCGACTGAATGAAGCGACCGCCGTTACGCTTACCCCTTCAGCGGTTGGATCAGGCACTTTCACTCTGGGGTCAGGATCGTTTGCAAGCGCCGACATAGGAAAAACAATCACTGGAAATGGCGGTGTCGCAGCGCTGACCAGCGCGGCTGGAGCCTACACGACTTCAACTGACTTTACGAATACAAACGCCATTGCTTCGGGCAGTTGGGACATGCACGGAACAGTTCCAAAGTCAGATGGCTCTGGCTTGACGGTTTCTGCGGACGAAGTTAGGTATAATTTTGGGTCGCCGTTCTCGGCAACCTCTCCTACTACGACCTCTACTGCATTGCATGGTATAGTAAATGCTGTCGCGAGCGGTTCCGTTAACAACACGCTAAATGCTTCCATTGTCGTTTCATCTACGGGCGACAAAGTTTTCTTTGTGGACGAAGCAAACCCGCCCAAACTAACCTGTTTAGACGCTTCAACTCCCTATGATATGTCAACTTTATCCTACACTAACTCTGGGAATCAAATCACATTAACTCAGATTGGTGCTGCGCTGAATGGGTCATATGGGAGTATGTCAATGTCACCGGACGGTAAAAACTTCTATGTGAATAAAGGCTCTGGCAGTGCTATATACCAATATCGAATTGCAACCGCATACGACCTGAGTAGTACCGTTACTTATGTCGGCACGACTACTAGTCTCTCTTCCAGTTCCGAGATAAAAGCGGTGATGTTTAAGGATGGATTTACGGGTTTTCGGGCGATAGACGGATACCCCACGTCCAGTGGGGGAAATATCAGGCAATTCACTATGACAAATAGTTATGACATTGTTACTAGCTGCTCTTTGGATAGCGAACAAAGTTCCAGTATTATGACTAGACTAACTTCTGCGGCAATGGGTGCTGATGGAAAAACTGTAATTTGCAGTGATGTATATGGTTCATCCAATTGTAAATATTTTACTTGCGCGACGGCGTGGGACATTTCTACGCATGGCTCAGGTACAACAATAGCTAATCTCGTCGAAAATAGTTTTAGTTTTGATCCGGTTGGCAATCATTTTTACGCCCAAAAGGGTCTTTCGGGTATATTTAATCAATGGTCTATAGGGTCAGACATATTTCCTACAAGTCAATATTTCCCTGCAGTAACCGCCGCATCTGGTCAGGTAAACACTGCGTCGTGGACAGACATCAATGGGATGACAGTGGATGAAGCAGTCGGAAATGGAACACTTCACTATGCCATTTCAACCGACAATCATACGACGTGGAAAGTTGTTCATAACACAAATGGGACACGCTCCATTGCAAAGAATAATTCTGGTACATGGCAGGTGAATACTAATTCAACCTATGGCTCAACCACATGGGCCGATGCTACAACAAACAATGAATTGAAGGCACTACAACAAGCGCTGGCCACTGCCCAAAATCAGATGAATAAAACTCAATTGGATGCGGTGACCGATGGAAATCATATTGCTTTAGGTACAACTCTTGATCTGATGATTGCTCCATATATTGCGAGCGGAGCAACCGCGCCATTAAGTGACGCAGCCTCGGTTGCTTACGACGCGAGTGTTTTGATCCGACAGGCAATTAACGGTACAGATTATGAGGCAGAGTTTCCGACCTCAACCAGTGTAAAAATAAAAGCACTCGCCGCACATAATCTAAAGGTAAGGGTATTATAGATGGCAATAAATTTCCCAGATAGCCCTTCAAACGGCGATACGCACACAGAAAGTGGTCGGACGTTTACTTATAATACTTCTAAAACAAAATGGGTTTATTCCAACTCGCCTAACGCTTCTGTAACTTCGAGTGATACAGCCCCTACCAGCCCTAATGTCGGTGATATGTGGTTGGATAGCGCGACTGGCGAATTGTTAATTTGGTACGCTGATGGTTCATCCAATCAATGGATCGGCGTTTCGGGAACGGCTGGTCCAACTGGAAGCCCTGTTACGTCCTATGCAAACCTCGCGGCACTCCCTTCAAGCGGAAACGCCCACGGAGATTTCGCCTACGCACAAGATACCAAAGTTCCTTATATGTATTTAGATACGTCTTGGAAGCGAATGTCTGTCGGGCCTCAGATCGGGCCAAGATTAACCACTACACCAGCGGCTACACATACTCTAAACTCGGATGGTACAACGTCTACACTAACAATGGTTGCTGTTGATGAAGCTGGTTTTCCAATTATCTATGATTGGGATGCAGTGCAGGGATCAACCTTATACAATGCGGCATCGCTACCGACTGCGCTGACAGCAGTGTCGGAAAGCGGTGGAGTTTTCACTCTAACCCCAAGCACAACTTCTGGTCACGCGACAACCACTCTAAAGTTCAGAACAAAAGCATCAGACGGAGTATTATTTACACCAGCAATTTCAACTCTTGAGTTGGCATTTCGTGCGGCACACTCGTGTCAATATATAATAATAGCTGGCGGTGCATCAGGTGGAATAGGCATGTTGAACGCCTACCAATCTGGCGGGGGAGGCGCTGGTGGTCTATTGTATGGAACCGCCACGCTAGCAGTTGGAGTTACATGGACTGTAACGATCGGTGCTGGTGGTGCTTTAGTCGGAGGTACGAGTAACGCGGGTGGGAACAATGGATCGAACTCAACGATAATTGGCACGGGATTGTCTGGAGCTACCGCAATTGGTGGTGGTCGCGGCGGCGGTGGAAATGACGTTGATCGCGCAAATGTTGGGGGTTCTGGCGGCGGTGGCGGTGGGAACCATGCTACTGGGAGGCTAGGTGCGGCTGCAACGTCTGGACAAGGATATGCTGGTGGAGACGGGTCAGACGGCAGTCCATATTCCGGCGGCGGCGGAGGGGGTTCTTCTGAGGTTGGAAACGATGGCGATACTGGGGATAGTGCTGCAAGTAAGGGCGGCAATGGATTAAATACGTACAGTTCATGGGCAACCGCGACATCAACAGGAGTTGGAGGTCGATACGCTGGCGGCGGCAGTGGTGCGCCGTATAGTGCGACGGCCATTGCGAGTATCGGCTCTGGCGCTGGGGCAAGCTTTGCAGCCGCAACAGCAAATACTGGTTCTGGCGGCGGCGCGGGAAACAATCAAGGCAATGTTAATCGACCATCAGGCGCTGGCGGGTCAGGTTTGGTCATTGTTAGATATGCTGCTAGCAGCGTCGAGGCTCCTCTTGGCGGCACGGTAGTTACAGCAAGCGGCTACACATACCACACATTTACATCATCTAGCACATTGGCGAATTAAGGATAAAAAATGGCTATTAATTTTCCAGACAGCCCAAGCAACGGCGATACGACAACCCTAGCTGGTAAGACTTATACATACGATAGCTCCAAATCGAAATGGTCGCCAACTGGCTCGGTAACTTTAGCTGCTTTGTCGGTAGGTTCAGAGGGAACGGCGGCTGGCGATGGTGGGTTAGCATATAATTCTGAGTCAGGTGTATTTACGTTTACCCCTGCTGTGGCTGGCAGCGCAATGACCGTATACACTGGATTGGTCGGAATTGACGGAACGCCAAGCGGTTCCACATACATATCAAACGTATCAAGCCCAACCGTAGGTGATATGGCTTTTGCCTCAGATACAGGGATCGTTTATGTTCGCAGTTCAACTGGCTGGCGAAAAATTGCTACGCTGCAAGAAGCGCCAACGGCTGTTACAGACGTCGATGGATCAACCCTTACGGCTTCTTATCCTGATGCTTCGGGGAGTGCTTATCAAGATGTTGCGCTTAAAACCACTGATCCAGAGGGCTTTCCTGTTACTTGGACGTATGCGGTTAGCGGCGGCGGTGTCCTGTCTGGCACAGATATAAATAATAGTAGCGGCACTAAATTAGCTTCCATTGCTGTTCAAACAGCGGCTGCGACTTCTGGCGGTGCAACAACTATTACTTATCGGGTCACACGAAATTCAACAACTGATGTTGCTGGTGATTTTACACTCACATTTACTGCAACCGACACACAATCGGCTGGGGCTTCCCAAGGTGCAGTATCGTTTACTCTAGTTTTTCAAGTAGCGAACAGCAGATATACCAGCTTGCTTATGGCGGCTGACGCGGCTGGAACAAATAGTACATTTACGGACAGCAGTTCATCAGCACACACAGTCACAGTAACTGGCGATCCAACGCAAGGCAGTCTTTCTCCGTATCGTGAATCTGCACAAGCTCAAAACACTGACTTAGTTGAGTATAACCCATTAACTCACGGTGGTAGTATTCATTTTGATGGAAGTGATTATCTAAAAGTCGCAGATAGCGATGATTTTCATGTTTCATCGACAGCAGATTTTACGCTGGAAGCGTGGGTTTATTTAACCTCAAATTCTAACCAGATGCTAGTTGACCCTAGACCCACAAGCATCAATGGCGATTATATGACGGTGATAATTTCCACATTGAAACTTATGCTGTATTCTCAAACGGCGGTGAAACTGACTTCAGCCGCCTCTGTATCTTTGAACGAATGGGTTCATGTGGCCTACGTCAGGGCTTCAAATGTGGGCCGCTGGTACATAAACGGAACTGCCGATACAAATACGTGGACAGATAATATTGCGTATCATACCAGCGCGTCTGGTGCGGATTGGTGGATAGGGTCCAGACAACTTTCGGGCGCTGCCTCTTGGTTTTCTAATGCTAAAATCACAGACTTTCGTTTTGTAAACGGCACTGCAATAATTCCACCTAGCGGTGGGCCAACTTCTCCTTTAGCAGCAGTCACAAACACAAAACTACTTGTATCAGGCCAAGGAGCCAAAGTTTTTGATGCATCTCAAAACGCAATTCTTACCTTGATCGGAAGTACAACAGGGTCCACAACCCAAGTAAAGTTTTCTGATAAATCAGTATATTTTAGCGGTGGCACGTCGATTAGTCAAACTGATGATTACATTGACACTGGAAAGTCAGGACCCCTTGGATCGGGCGATTTTTCGGTCGAATGCTGGGCTTGGAACTGGGACGAAAAACCATACGCTACGGGCAATGCGTCTACTCCAAATATTAGATATATGCCTTGGGTTGGGACGGTTAAGGGAAATGAGTCAGGCGCACACTGGCGCATGGGAACCATTGGTGACATCCCAGATGACTGGGGCGATAATGGCAACGAGGGCTGCTTCCATTTTGGAACGCGCACTGGTTCGAGTGGAACGACAGTGAAGTTTGGCAGCGTCGATTACAATGATGAAACTTGGCGTCATTTCGCAGTAACTCGGAATGGAACGGACCTCCGCGCATTTTGTGATGGAGTTCAGATTGGTTCAACAACTACTATGAGCACCGATCTTTCTGGCACTGATAACAATTTGACAATCGGGCGCACTCACACTGGGGGTGGATTTCACCGAGGCTATTTACAAGATGTTCGAGTTGCCAAAGGGCTTAGTCGAGCAATAAACACTTCTGGAACTTGGACGTATCCAGTTCCAACTGCTGCGTTAAAAGGCTAACTGATGCTAGGTTTTTTCCCACTAGCATCTGCATTTACACCGTTTTGGAAAGGCTAAGACATGGCAACAGCACTTGACAATGCTTTAGGGCCAGTAGCAGCGCAAATGGTCAATCAGTTTGGCACAACGGTTACTATGCGCGGCGGTGAGGTTTCCAGCTACAACGCACAGACAGGTGTCCTCACAAAAACGGTTGAGGAAGCGGAACGTAAAGCAATAATAGACGCAGCAACAGCAATGCAAGGTGCAGGGGCCAAAACGACCAGTAAAGGTTCGAAACCAAATGCAACCGATAGCTCATATGATAAATCAACCCTCACTTTATTAATGGCAAGATTTGGCGAAGAGTTTGCACCCCAAACAGGATATTTAATTTCATTTGGTGGAAAAACATATGCAATTCAATCTGTAACTCCATTGTATTCTGGGGATGAAATTGCAACTTACTCTTTGGTGGTTTCATTATGACGGATAAGACTTTTGAATTAGATGTTTCTAAATTTATAGAACAAGCTGGCATAAATGTTGAAACAGCAATTCGCAGAGTTTCATTCGATGTTTTAAATAAAGCAAAGGCCAATACGAGAGTGGATACTGGTCGGCTGCGCGGCTCTTGGAATATTACTGAGGAAGTAGTTGATTTAACTGTATTGCCAGAAGCCCCAAGCGCAGCGGGTGAGCATTACGGTGCAGACACACAAAATACAGTTGGATACATCAGTGGGAAAAACGAGGTTTATATAACGAACAACGTAGAATATGCACCATTTATAGATTTAAAGGACAACATTGTTGACCTAACGGTGGCGCAAGTAGAAGCAGAAATAAATGCAACACTAAGAGAGCTAGATAAAGGATGAACTTTGTCCTATAATATTACAAAACGTAATAAACGGTCAGAATAATGGGCAGTTTTGCAGATGAACGCGCAGCTATAGAAAAGCGTCTCAAAGATAACTGGACAACTACGCCAGTTGTTTTTGATAATGTTGGGTTTCGTCCAACGGACAGTGCTTATGTTGCAATTTTTATTCAAAACGCATCTGCCACACAAATTGAATTAACAGGCGCAACTCCACGCCACAGATACACAGGACTTATTTCGATCCAGATTTTTACAGATGCAAACTCTGGCTCAAACACTGCAAGAACTTATGCCGATACGATAGCCGCTATCTTTCGGAATCAAACCTTTAGCAGTGGCAACAGCGGCACAATCGTTTGTCGATCCCCCAATGTCCAAAGAGTCGGGGTTGTCGAGGGCAGATACCAATTAAATTTAACAGTTCCCTTTTTAAGGGACGCAACCACTTAGAGGTTCACGATGACAGATACAAATCGCGCATCCCTGCTGCTTGCTCCACAAACAGCTTGGGGAACAGTCGCAGCGGCAACCGTTGAAAGTAAAGCCCTTCGAATAACAGGAGAAAGCATTGCTTACAATATTACAAACACGCAATCAGATGAAATAAGGCCAGATCGAAATGTGTCTGACCTTATCCGCACAGATGCATCTGTGGCTGGCGACATAAACTTTGAAATGTCTTTTGGCGGCACGTACACAGCTAGTGGCACAAACAATCACGGCATGTGTGAATTGTTCGAGGGTGTAATGTGCAGCGCATACAGCACAAACGTCCTTAAAAATGGGACAACCAAAAAAGCCTACACTTTAGAAAAGCAATTTGGTGGAATAGCATCAGGGCAAGGCGGTTTTCACAGAGTAAAAGATATTGTTTTTGACGGCATGACATTGAACTTGTCGGCTGGAAGCATTGTCACAGGCTCTGTAAGCTGCATAGGAAGCGCATTAGATGTCAGCGATACGACACAACTAAAAGCCCCTGCCGCCGCTTCTGCGAGTGCCACAGAGGTTATGAACGCAATTGATGATGTAACACTAATCCAAGAGGGCGATAGTTTGTCAGGTTTGGCAAAATGTATGAGCCTTTCGCTAACCGTTGCAAATAATTTACGGATCAATAATGAGATTGGAACGCTGGGCGCAGCAAACATTGGTTTGGGTCAGTTTGTGGTGACAGGCAACATGAGTGTCTACTTTGAAACCAAGGCACTTTATGACAAATACATTGCTGGCACAAACTCAGGTTTGAAATTCAAAGTTGAAGATAATGCCAATACAAACGGCAACTCATATACATTCGAAATCCCACTTATGGAGTTTACAAGCGGCACAGTGGTCGCTGGTTCTTCAAATGCTGATGTGATGGTTGAAATGGGCTTTCAAGGAAAATATGACACTACAGAAGCATGTACTCTGAAGATCACAAGGGCAGACGCATCATAATCTAAAGCGCGGTCAAAGGCAGTGACCAGACCGCGCATTAACCCACGGAGAATATAATGGATTTAACAAACGTAAAGGTTGACAAAAAAACGCAGTCGGAAGGGGTTTGGGTCGAATATGACAATGAAACCTCGTTTCTGGTGGCGCGGATGGGTAACCCAAAATTCAAACAACGATTTACGGCACTTATGTCTCCACACCAAAGAAAGTTTGATGCTGGCAAATTAGATGTAGAAATGCAATCGCAGATCATGGCGAGGGCTGTTTCAGAAACAATATTGCTGGATTGGAATGGTCTGAAAATGGATGGAAAGGAACTGAACTACACAAAGGAAAAAGCCTTCGAAATTTTATCTGATCCAACCGCTGAAGAGTTTCTTGCGATTATAATTGAATACGCCCAAGACAACGAAAACTATAGAAATGAAAAGCTGGAAGGGATGGCAAAAAACTAAAAATCTGGATTCGATGGCAAATGCAATGGGGCCACTATGAAGAACGACTTCTTAATGGAACAATTGATGCAATCCAAATGCCGTTTTTAAAATCGCGTCCAGACATAACCCACGATGAATCAGAAATTGTAGAAGCGTTTCAGTTCCTGACATCAAGTCGCAACATAGGCATGGCGGTTGGCGCAATCCCCTTTGGAGAAATTGCACGATTTGCTGAAATGACAAGCCAGAGAGATTTTTGGGGTTTCATTCTACTGGTTCAAACTTTGGACAATGAATATGTCACAATTGCGAGTGAAAAGACAAAATGAGTACACTAGCTAGGCTAAACATTCTTGTTGATGCAGAAAGCGCGAAGCGGTCTTTGCGAAGTCTTGAGGGCGTTGCAAGACGAAGTGCAGGGGTAATCACAGGCGCATTTACTCGCGCAATCGGTGTCATGCGCGGTATGACCAGACAGATATTTTCACTTAAAGCAGCGTTTATTAGTTTGGGTGCTGGCTTAGTAATTAGAGATTTTATCAAAGTTGCAAACACGCTTGAACAAGTGCGTTTTCAAATGGTTGCTGTTACCAAAGACACGAATATTGCTAATAAAATTTTTAAGAATACACGCCAGTTTGCGTCTGAAGTTTCGTTTAGTTTTGAAGATTTAATTGGTTCATCAAACCGTATGGCGGCACAGTTAAAAGGTAACATCAAAGAAGTTGATTTTTTCTTGAGGGCTGCGGCTGATATTTCAGCAGTTTCTGGTCTTACGATGGAAGAAAGCACAAATAACTTAATGCGTATGCTTGCGGCTGGCGCAGCATCGGCTGACCAGTTTAGAGAAAAAGGCGTTCTTGCAATGCTTGGTTTTACGGCTGGTGTTGCATACAGCGCAGATGAAACCAAGAAAAAGCTAGTAGCAGCGTTTCAAGATGGTGGCAGTATTGTGCAGGGTGTTGCCAAGCAAATGTCGAATACATTCACTGGTACACTTTCGATGATTGGCGATAAGATTTTTGACCTTAAAGCAACAGTGATGGAAGCTGGTGTTTTTGATTTTCTGAAAGAAGCAGCAAGAGTTATCAATGAAGATTTAGATAGCTCAATGAAGTTTTTAAAGCAAAACGCAACACAGGTCGGAGCAACAATTACAAAATTCTTAAAAGATACTGTTTTGTTTGCGGCAAGTGCGGTTGATACTATTGGAAACGTCATTAATGGCATACGCAACTTTTTTGATGTTCTTTCAGATAATTACAACGCGACAAATGCACTGACAAACAATCAAATAGCTGGCATGGGTCTTGTCGGTTATATTCTGTTTGGCGCGGCTGGGGGGCTTGCTGCGGTTGCTGGCGGCATTTTGAGCAATCTATCGAATGTTATTATAAAATGGTTGGCAAGCACGATGGCATCCATGATGGGTTTAATGAGAACCCAGATGGAAAGTTTCAGTGGTAGTGTAAATGCTGGCGATTTAATTGGTCTAAGTGGTGCGAAAGGTTTTAAGAAAAGTTTAAGTGAAACTATTGGCTATGCCTACGGCGGCAAACATAGAAGTGCCGCTGAAGTATTTGCAGCCGCACAAACAAGGGCTGGTGAAAGCAACAGAATAAGTAAAAGCCCACAAGAAACGGCTGGGTCTTATGGAAATCAATTAGCAGGGGCGCATTTTTATAACAATAATATGGCAAATATTGTTTCGGTTTTGTCTGAAAATGTTAAACTTTTATCAAGCGATCAAAATCCTACAATGGATCGAACTACTTTTAATGAGTTTATGGGCTATGTTGAAAAGTCTGGTTATACGATCACAGAAAAAGGAGTTATATCAAATCAAGGCTTTAAAAACTCTTTGCCGATTGTTGGAGATTTAATAACAAAAGCATATCAGCAATCATTTAAAGCCGAAGAAACTTTAAAAAATGTAAGCCCAGATATTCAAGTTGATACCAGCGGAATAGAGGGAATTGTAAACAGTATTATTACTGATAGCGGCAAGTTTTTAACAAATCAGGCAAGTGGTGATCGACCAACAGACAGCACTTTTTTCTATGACGAAGCTACATCAAGATTAGAAAGAATGAACCTTGGGCCAAAGTTTGGAGTTCCAGACGCAATTGGCCCGACAGGTGGTACTGGTGGTGGTTTGCCACCAAGCAGCACTGCAACTGCCACAGGGCCAGCTACGCCACTGGCAGCGCATGTTCTACAGCAACAACTAACAACCGTTATCGCAGAAAATATTGAAAAACTAAAAAGCGGCGAAATGACGTTTGAAAAGTTTAACCGTCAAAAAGAATTAATGACTAAACTGATTGCTGCTGAAATTCCATTAGTTGGCGCACTCACGACTGAACAACAAAAAGAAAAAGATGGTATTATTGCATTATTCAATCAGACCAAAAAATATGAAAAGATGCTCGAAAAGTTAGGCATCACTTATCAGGACACAGCCAATAATATTTCGAAGGGTTTTTTAACAGCGGCTGCATTGGCTGGTAATACCGCAGAAAAAACAATGCAGTTTGGTCAGCAAATGTATCAAAGCCTAGAAAATGGCTTGGACTCATTTATTACCTCTGGTGATTTTAAATTTAGAAACTTTATGTTGAACTTGGCGCAGCAATTTTTGATGATGCAAGCGCAGTTGGCTTTGTCGAGGCTGACAACAGCTTTGTTTGGTGGAATGCTTGCTGGTGGTGGGCCAGTGATGCCCAATCGCGCCTACGTTGTCGGTGAGCGTGGCAGGGAGGTGTTTCAACCAAATCAAGCAGGGCGCATGATACCTAATAATGAATTAGGCGGCGGCGGTGTCACAATTCATCAAAGTTTTGATTTTAGAAACGCAGATCAGTTTACAGAAGCGCGGTTACGTCAACAAGCGGCGGTCATTAAAGAAAGTACGCGCAATTCAATTTATCAGGATATGCAAGACGGTGGTTCAGTCAGTAAAATAAGTGGGCGTAGATAATGGCATTAATTTCTTTCCCAAGCATTATAAATCCATCGTCTTTAAGTTTTGGACTGCAAGGTTCAGCGCAATCTTTTGTTTCTGAGTTCACTGGCTCAAGTCAGTATGTTCGATTGCCAGCGGCTAGATGGTATGGAACTGCAAACTGGAACAATTTATCAGGCGATGACTTTGAGAATTTAAAAGTATTCATGGCGCAACTTGAAGGGCCATTTAATACGTTTGCATTTGGCGATATTAGCAAAGACACATCAGCATCTGAACTACCAGCCACCGTTGTGCTAGAAAACAATGCACAAGTGGCGGCACACTCAACCAGCTTTACTGTGGCGCGGTCTAGCAGCGAAAGCAGTTCATCTATCACTGGAACAAAAATAGCGTTTAAAAAGGGCGATTATTTTCATGTTATATCTGCGGCTGGTCAGGAATTAAAACTTATTACTGCGGATACAAATTTGACAGGCAACTCAGGCACTGGAACTTTAAGTTTTGCGCCAGCCTTGCGCGGTATTCTTGCAGCAAATTCAAACCTCACAAGACACGCGCCGAGGGGCATTATGCGGCTTGCTAGTAACGATCAAACCTCTTGGGATATTGCCCCACCAGTAATAGGTCAGTTTGGCTTTAGTTTCTTGGAGAGTTATTAATGTCGAGAGCATTCGATAGCACAGCGCAAACAGCAAGGGCTGGTGATTTTGCGAGGGCTTATTTTATAAGATTAGTTGTTCCAAACTGGACTGCGGCCCCTTTTGCAGATGGCGTATTAAGGTTCAATACGTCTGAATTAGACTTTGATGTAAATGGGCCAGATGATGATGCTGTGAAAACATATTACGGCGCGGCTGGTGTAATGGCAGTAGAGTCAATAAAAGAACAGGCAGAGTTAAAAAGAAACGGCATACAGATTATATTTTCTGGGCTTAATAACGAACTTTTAAATTTATTTTTGACCAGCACTTACGACATAAACAGAACGGAAACTTTTGTTTATGATGCAGCAATGAATCCAAGCGGTGTAATTGAACACGCAAATATAAATTTAGTGAGAGTTCATAAAGGTTTAGTTGACAGCGTAAAATATAAAACCAGCAAAAGCAGCACAACTATTGTAATAAAAACGGTCAGTCAATTTTCAGATTGGTCACGGCCTAGATTTATTGGGTTAGGCGATGCTTCTCAAAAAAACAAAGACAATACAGATCAATCATTACGATTTTTATCTGGTGGTGTCGGAACAATAGAAAAAGTGACTTGGGGGGCTGGCGAATAATGCTTCACGCCCACATGATGAGGTCAATGTCCTCGCAGTTTAAATACGGCGAAAGTGACTGCGTTTTGTTTATTGGTCGATATTTTGAAAAACTTGGCGCACCCATATTTAAAACGATAGAAGAAACAATTTTTATCAATAAGCACAACTGGCCCAAGTCGTTCAAAGAGTTAGAAGATGTTTCAGAAAAACTTGGCTACAAAAACGTAGGCCATATGCACGAAATATTAATTAATAAGATTGGCTTTACAAAAGCAAAAACGCCTCAAGACGGTGATCTTATTTTAGATGAAGATACTTATAGGTTGGGTTTGGGCTGGCATGGCGGCGGCGCGTTTTTAGAAGCAAGAGATGGGCTTGCGGTAAGCTGTAGAGATTTTTCGAAAAGGTGGGTTTATGACAGGATTTGAAGCCTTTGTAGTTGAACTTCTGTTAAAGGTTGGAATACCTGTCGGAACAGGTATGCATATTGCTTCAGCTGCTTCTATTCTTGCAGTTAGCGCAGGCGCAAAACGAATAGCCGAAATAAAAGCGGCTGAAATCGAAGCTGACATGAGGCGCAAGGCGCGAAATCGTGCGGTTGAAATTCAAGGTTTACAAATAGGCACGACAGCCCCACGGCGTTTTATATACGGGCAAATGCTTGTAAACGGTCACTTGATTTTTCAAGAAACGGCTGGAACTGACAATCGCGATTTATATAGAATGGTTTATTTGGGTGAAGGCCCGATAAGCAATGCGGATCAGTTATATTTTAACGAAAAGCAAATGACTGATGTTGCAGGGTCATTAACAAGTGCTGGCGGCACAACGCCCACTAGCGCAAGTGAATACTACACATATGCAAGAGTAAAGGTTGGTTCAAACGGTGGAGCAAACAGCACAGCCAGTGGAAGCCACACGGCGGCTTTAATTGCTAATACAGAGTGGACAAACGTCTGTAAAATGACAGGCAATGCTTGGATGGCCTACACGCTGACCCACAACAACGAAGTTTGGTCACAAGGCGCACCCAATATTCGGGTTCGTGTCGAAGGTCGCAAGCTATATGATCCAAGGCTAGATGGTGGCGGCATTGGCGGCGGCACAGGCGCACATAGATATGAAACAAGCAGCACGTGGGCATATTCAAATAACTCCGCACTTTGCGTTTTAGACTTTTTAATTAACGGTATGAAAGTTGCGGCTGGGGATATTGATTTTGCATCGTTTCGGGCAATGGCTGATATATGCGATGAAGATGTTGTCATTCAGAACGAAGGCGGCTCTAATACCTCACAGAAGCGTTATACTACGAATGGGGTAGCCTTCCTTAACGACGAGGTAATTGCCAGCCTAGAACAACTTCTTGCGCCCTGTCACGGCACACTGGTTGAGGAGGGTGGCGTTATTAGATTGATAGTGCCAAAAGATGCTTCAACGGTTGTGGTGGGGATTACAGAAGATGATATAATTTCTGAGGTAAATATAAGTATAAACTCAGAGGTTGCTTCTCGTATTAATAAAGTTTCTGGTACATTTACGGACGCTGACAACAACTATCAGCAAGGCGATTTTAACCCAATATCAAGTTCTGCATTGATTACGAGTGATGGGCGCGAACATATACAGCAAATCGACTTGGCGTTTGTAACAGATCAGGCAAGGGCGCAGCGGCTGGCATCTATTGTTTTAAAAGAAAATGCTTTGACAAACACAATGGACATAGTGCTAAAGCCTAAGTTTTCTTATTTAAAAGTAGGCGATGTTGTTACAGTAAAGTTTGAGCCAGAAAAACTTGCAAATGTTGGAACTGACAGCATTGTAACTACAGCCACAAAATGGACTATTTCTGCTTATGATTTAACGCCAGAGGGCGCAGTCAAAGTTTCGTTAGAAGAATATCAAGACGCATCTTATTCTTGGAATACGGCTGACCATGATTATCTAACTAGAACAGCCCTTGCGGATAGTTTTGCAGACGCAATTAATCTTCCTTCATTTGGAACACCAGTAAAAGCAAATTATTTAGACGAAACTGGTAGCCAAGTTTTAGCAGTAAAAATTCCAATTACCCACGCAAGTCATGTAAATTTTAAAGGCACTAGGGTAAATTTACTGAGATACGGGGTCGCAGCAAATTCTAGTCAAACATTTGTTGATGTAATTTCGTCAGTTTTTTTGCCAAGCAGTCAAAACGCTGGGACATTTTTCGGAATGCCAGTGCAGATAGAAACGCAGCACGTTGGAACTTATGTCAGCTACGCATATAAAGTTTCGGGCGCAACAGAAGTTGAGAACGGTAAAAGTTCAGCGTTAAGAACTCTTGATATAACGTCTTATGTTGGAAAAGATACAACTGCCCCAAGCGTACCCAGTTCGGTAAGCGCAACTGGCTCATTTAATCAAATTTTTGTTAAATGGACAAACCCAACTGATATAGATTTTGATCAGGTTCGTGTTTACAGAAACAGTGCAAATAATTCTGGCGGTGCATCTTTAATTGGTGAAGTTCGCGGCACTTCATTTTTAAATGCTGGGCTGGGCAACACAACATCGTTTTACTATTGGGTTTCATCTGTTGATAAAGTCGGAAACGAAAGTGCAAAAGTAGCAAGCGGTCAAGCAACAACGTCAGCACAATTACAAGATGGTCAGGATGGCGCAACAGGCCCAACAGGCCCTCAAGGTTCAACAGGTTCGACAGGCCCACAAGGTTCAACTGGTTCGACAGGAGCAACAGGCCCACAGGGTCCAGTTGGCGCTCAAGGTCTGACAGGCGGTCAGGGCGCGGCTGGTGCGGATGGAAACGATGCAAATTTAATAATTACATTTAACGGCGCTGACATTCCAATTACGACTAATAATCAAAGTGCTGTTACAGCGACTCAGGCGCAAATGGACGCCTCATTTATTGCGGCTAATCCTTTGTCTGCAATGAGCGAAATACCAAGCGTGTCAGACGTTTGGTGTAGATTTGTTCAACTTGATGCTACAAGTGGAGAAGTAGTGACTTCGAGCCACAGGAAATGGGTTTATTCCTCACAAGATTGGACAGCCCATGCAGATCAAGTAGACACTCCTATATTTTCCCCATTAATGATTTCCGATGAGGCTGTTACTGTTCACCTCACGGCTGGATCAATCAACGCCAATAGATTGCTAATAAATTCCGACGTTACGTTTGCAGAAGGTGGCGCGTGGTCAGTAAATAAATCAAATTACGCTGATACTTCTGATGGAATGTGGATGGGGAACCCATTAGGAAATGAAGCCTTTGCCTTCGCGGCTAGTCATAACACTGGTGGCTCTAATGAGCATGGTGTTTTATTTACTGAAACAGAAACGAAACTGATTAATCCAGTAATAAAAAAGGGAACAAGTGTCACTGTCACTGGCACTTTGACCTCATCAATCACTATTCCAGCGGACGCTGTTTCTATAACTGTAACCGCAGTTGGCGGCGGCGGCGGCGGTTCTGGAGCGCATGGAAGAACAGCCAACGGAAGCGCAGGGACAAATACCACTTGGAGTGCTTCCATCGGAAACTCCACGGCTCTTGGTGGGGCTGGCGGTGTCGGGGATGGTTCAGATAAATGGCGCGGCGGTGCTGGGGCAGATTCAAGTATTGGTGCAGGGGGTCTTACTACTGGATCGCGTCATTCAAACGGCAACTCTGCACAAACCCCTGCCCTTGGGGCTGGTGGTTCTGGCGGTGCTGGCGAAAGTCCAAATTGGAATAGAAGCAGTAGAAAAGGCGGTTCTGGTGGTGAGGCTGGTCAAACCACCATTAACACTTATGACCTAACGAGCGTTGGAGCCTTTACTTTAACCCCAACAGCGACTGGAACAGCAGGGGTAGGGTCAACTTCGTCATCATATGGCAATGGTGGTTCTGGCGGTGCTGGGACTATTCAATATACCTATACGAAAGACACATCGACATTTAAGGACGTAATCCTCAATACGGTCGCGCCCTTTGCTGATGGGCAAACTTGGAGAAATTATGTAGTAAATCAGGCGGCGGTTACTGGGATGGGTGCGCGGGGCTTAGGAACAAGCTCTTACCAAAATAATACTGGTCGATCTATACAAGTTATGTTGTCGATTAATATTTCAAGTAGTTATCATGACGGTGATGTTTACGCCGAATTAAGCACAAATAATACTAGTTGGACAAGAGTTATGCATCTATCAGACTCAGACTCAAACGAGCAGATGATCTTAATTGTTCCAGACGGTTATTATTATAGATTTCCGTATGACAAAGCCACTACAACGACACTGGGTGGTATTTATTACTGGGCAGAATTAAGGGACAATAACTCATGACTTTTTACCAAAACCCATCAACAGGTGCAACGTTTAACTCTTGCACTGCGGAAGATTTACCAGCCGATAAAGTTCCAAGTGGGTATATAAAAATTGCTGATCCTGTTTTTACTGAATCCGATGAACAAAAGGGGAATGGTATAAGGGCTGTTAGAAACAAGCTCCTACGAAAAGAAGTTGACCCTCTCGTATGCAACCCATTTAGGTGGAACGCGCTAACTGACGAGAAGCAGGGGCAATGGACGCAATATAGGACTTTTTTATTAGAAGTTCCTCAACAGTCAGAATTTCCAATCAATATTTCTTGGCCCACAAAGCCTAATTGATTTTTGGGATTTTAAATTAATATGTTTTCTGTTAAAATTACAAAATGTAATGTTGTAGGTACAAAATGAGCGACCATGTTTTCAGACTAACGGAAGATGAAATGGATTTGCTGATTACGAAGTCGGCACATATCGGCGCAAAGCGTGCGCTGGCTGATCTTGGCCTACATGATGAAAACGCAGCAACCGACATTCGAGAAATTAGAAGCATATTAGATGGCTATCGCGTAGCAAAAAAAGGTTTTTTAAGTGCTTTTGGAAAGGCTTTAGCAGTTTGTGTGCTGGCTGTTCTTGGATTTGGTATTTACCTCGCAGGGGGAATAAATGAGTAACGAAGTTTGGAACCGCGCAGCCGACCATGTTTTAAAAGTAGAGGGTGGTTACGTCGATGATCCGAATGACGCAGGGGGTGCGACTAATTGGGGCATTTCATTACGTTTCGTAAAACAATCGGGCGTTGATTTAGATATTGATGGCGATGGCGACATTGATGCAGATGACATGAAAAAACTAACCAAGAAGCAAGCCCTAAAAGTTTATAAGGCTCACTTTTGGGATGGCAAAGCATATCCAAAAATGAAACATGATGAGGTTGCAATTAAGTGCTTTGATATGGCGGTCAACATGGGGCCGCGACAGGCAAACAAATTGGCACAAAGGGCGGCGAATGATTGCGGTGAGAACCTCTCTGTTGATGGTGCCATTGGCCCTGCTTCACTAGCCGCGATGAACTGGATTGACGAAGGTTCGATGATGAACGCATTGCGTAATCGTCAAGCAGATTTTTATCGTGATTTGGTTAAAAGAAAGCCTTCTTATAAGAAGTTTTTAAAAGGATGGTTGAACAGAGCAGCACTATAGCGCAAAGACGCTGCCACGCTTGCGGAAACGCCCACTGAGGCACTAAACGCTGGCAAACGCCCTGTTGCTGCAAGGGTGTAAAATGTTGTGTTACTGGCGTTCCTATTGGTGCTTACGATCAACGGCGTCACACATGACGCTGGCGGCGATGTTTTGTTTAATTCAGTTATTACTTGCAACCAATACGCAAAGTGGTTGGAGCAAGGTGGTAACGAGCGTTGGACAACTAGCCGTGTTTATCATCAAAACAAAATTGAAGCATATTGTGTTCCAAAGTTTGTTGATCCGTCAAAAATTACGGTTCACGAATGATTGAAATCGGTATTGCAATATCAACCGCAGTCAGTGCGTTCAATATGCTCAAAAAGGGAATGCAAGTCGGTAAAGATTTGCAAGACATGAGCGGTCAACTCTCGCAATGGGCTGGGGCAATGTCTGATTTAGATTTCCTCGAAAACAAAAACAAAAACCCTAGTGTGTTCCAAATTTTAGGTGGTGGCGTTGAATCAGATGCGATGGAAATCTTCGCCGCGAGGAAACGTTTTACGACCATGCGCGATGAATTAAAATCCTATATTTCAACAGTTTATGGGCCGTCACACTGGCAGGAACTCCTGTCTATAGAGGCCGATATTCGAAAACAAAAACGAGAAAACGAATATAAACGGCTGGAAATGATGCAATCAATTAAAGAATGGTCGGCTGGAATGATATTGTTTTTACTTTTGGTTGGCGCGCTGTTTGGTTTCATTTTTTTAGTAAGATTATCTTAGCAAAAAGGAAATAAAATGTCAGCAAAAAAAACATTGGAAGTTGGCTCTGAATTTGCAGATTTGGACATAGATGATGATGGAATTGTAAGCGATGACGAAATGAGATTGCGAAAAGAATTTGTCAGATTAGACAACGAAAATCGCATGGCAGATCAGCAAAGGCTAATGGCGTGGGTATCAATGATATTCGTTATGGTTGTAGTCGCGGTTCAGTACACACCAATTGTTTCTCTTGATCGAATAAACGCAACGCTTGGATTTGTGAACACTGTAGTTCTTGGCCAACTTGGTGTGGTGGTCAGTTTTATGGGATTTTCTGCACTGCAAAAAAGAAATGGTAATGGAAAATGATACAAGCATTAATAGGCCCGATTGCACAACTGGCTGGCGGCTGGTTGCAAGGCAAAGCTGACAAAAGCGCGGCTGAAGCAAAATTAAAACTTACTGAAGCAGAAACAAAATCTAAAATCCTTTTATCAAAGGAAACATCTGTTGCGGATTGGGAGCGAATTATGGCCCAAGGCACACAGCATTCTTGGAAGGACGAAATGTTCAGTATAATTCTAGCTGCGCCATGTGTACTGGCATTTTGTGGCGAGTGGGGAAGGCAAATCGTTGCAAACGGTTTTGTTGCTTTAGAAACAATGCCAGAATATTATCGTTATTTTCTAGGTTGTGCGATAGCCGCGAGTTTCGGCATTCGAGGCGCGTCAAAATACTTTAATAAACGATAACGAACTTTATTTCGTGTTGTAAAAATATGCTTAAATCCACATTTTGTGTTTGTTTGCTTGTCAAACACTACTAAAAACGCTATATATCTAATATCTATAAAGTACCTAGATAAATTCCTCATTTCTGTAATGATGATCCCATCGCTGTACTTTGTTTGGGTTTCTGTAGAGATACAGAATAACTTTTATGGGGGGGCTTATGTCTCCCCCTTTTTTTATTTTAAAAAGAAAAACCCTCGCAGTTTTCTCTACGAGGGTTTTTATGTAAAGCGAACCAGACGTGACCAAACGACCAAACACACAGGATAGAATCACATTATTATAAATTGTTTCTTTGGTCAATAAATAGTTTGTTCTTCTGACAAGTTTTGGGTCTGGTTTTGATTTGTTTTGTATTTCTGTTCAAAGGCTGACCAATCGTGGGCCAGTATAACATTTTTACCACCCAACTTCATAGCATCAAGTTTTCCATCTTTGATCAACTTTCTAATGGTGTGGGGAGTTACACCCCACTTTTGTGATAGCTGGCTAACGCTCAAGGCTGGAGCGTGTAAAGAATTAAAATGGGATTTCATCATCTATCTCTTTCTGTTGTGAACTTGTTTGACTCTGCGGATTTACAATATATCCGTTGTCTGTTTTTTCAGAGCCGTAGTTAGTCATGGGCCTTTCAGACAACCCAATTATTTGACCCTTAAAGTTGTCAACTTTAATATCTGTATATTTTGCATCATCGACTTTACGGTAGGTGACTTGACCTATAACTTGAAGCCGTGAGCCTTTTTTTACATAGTTTTTGATATAATTAACAGAATGTGTTGAGAATACTGATACGTTATGCCATTGAGTTACCTCTTTGGGCTGACCATTTTTGTCTTTCCATTTATCGCTGGTAGCTAAAGAAAAAGTCGCAAATTCTCCTATATCACCGCCATGAATTTTAGGGTCTTGGCCCACATTTCCGATTAAGATTACTTGATTAAACATTGTTTGGGTTTCCTTTTACAATATAATTTCTGGATCATTTTGTGCAGACATACGATCTGCAATTTCTTCAACACGTTCTTCTAAAAACGGTTGAAATCTTTCACGGCATTTTTCAGCCCAAGCCGCGCCATGCTTTGAAACATCACAAACTGCAATTCTTTCTTTGTTAAAACGATTTTCTGCTTCAACAAAATCTTCCTGAGTTTGACAAAGATTAAACACTGCTTCTGCTTCATCCATCCAACGGCGAAGCACATCACGACATTTTATCTTTCCTTCGTCAGACTGCAAAAGTTCAACGATATATTTAGTTTCTATCGTTTGCCATTTTTCGTTATGCTCCTTCAAAAAAGTGCCTTTTGGCTCAACTTTTACAACAGATGCATTCGGTAAAACGTCTTTTATTTGTTTAAACGTGTCAGTATTCTCAAATGTATGAGGGTGAATGTTTTTTATTTCTGGCTCTGGATAGTCTATCGCCTCCTCCCTGCTAATGACGCCATTTAAAGCGTCAGCAAAAGAATCACGCAAAGCAAAACCTCTCGCTCTCATTTGCAACATTCTTTGGGGGTAACTGTGCCACGGACCCTTGTGTGACTTACTTAAAAGACCAGCTTTCTTTGCCATTTCCATAGTAAATGTTTGAGTGGTTTCAATTACATTGCCTTTTACTTCCCTTTTCACCACGCAAGTTGCAGAATTATCGTCGTGCGTTTCTTCGATTCCAGCAAATTGTGGATGACGTTGCACCAGTGAAATAAGCGCATCACCCCAGACTGAGGGCTTTCCGTTAATAACGGAAATAGATTGAAGCGCAGCCAGTGGCTGAAGCCCAAGTTCATACCCCCATTGAATCGCTACGACTATATCCGTTGGCTTATTTCTGTAGGCTTGTGGAACTAATTCGCTCGACGCTAAGTCTTTTGCAAACTCTTTTGCTTCCGAAAGAGTTTGAGGGGCAAAGGTTGTTACCATTTTGTTCATTGTTTGGGTTCCTTTTACGATTATTATTATGTTTTGTAACATTACGTTATAAAATGTAAAAGCGCAAGCAAAAAATATTCTTCAAAAAAACTTTTATTTTTAGAGCAATACATTTCCAATGTATGTTTTTTTGTTGAAATTAATAATTACAAAATGTAAAGTTTTTGAAAAATTGAAGGGATTGAAATTGTCAGAAATAAAACAATTTATTAAATCAATCGGTGGTAATAAATTTATCGCTGAAAAATGTGGTATTTCACCAACGGCTGTATCTCTTTGGATTAGGCGACAAAATATACCAGCGAAAAAAGCATTAATTTTATCTGAACTTTCAAGATTAGGAAATAACGAGATCACACCCGAAGAACTTCTTAAAAAGTTTACTAAGGGGCCGTGGCAATGTAAATAATAAAATTAATATGTCTTATTTATTTGAAATTCCAATTCATCCAGTTCCAAAAGCAAGGCCACGAACTTTTACGAACAAACATGGATTAAGTCGGACTTATACTCCCAAAAAAACTAAGGATTTTGAAGGGCTTGTAAGAGATTGGATTGCAGCCAATCATAATAAGCATCCTTTCGAAGGGCCGCTGAAATTAGAGCTAACATTTATGATGCCTGTGCCAAAAAGTTACAGTAAAAAAAGTCGAAATTGGTGCTTATCGAAGTTTGGAACCCACACAAAAAAGCCTGATCTGGATAATTTAGAAAAAAGTGTAATGGATGCCGCAGAAGGGATTCTTTATTACAACGATAGTCAGATTTGTAGTAAGATTAGCAACAAGGTTTGGGCTGAAAAGCCTATGATAGTATTGGAACTTTCCTTTATCGAATAGAAATCATTACGATGTCGTGGCGATAACGCGATACATAATACATAATACATAATACATAATACATATATTATATACATATATAGCGGCTATCGCCGTTTTTTTAAAAAAAGATTTGCAAATTTAAAAAGGTTGGTTTATATGCGTAAAGCATAAAAAGATTACAAATAAGTAATCGAACCCAGACGAAGGCGATACAATGAAAGACAAATTTACAAAATTTTTACCTCTATACATCACAGACTATCGTTCCGACACGGCGCATCTTACGCTTGAACAACATGGAGCCTATTTTCTGTTTCTTATGGAACAGTGGGAAAGGGGCTATGTGGAAAATGATAAAAGCATAATTAAAAAAGTTTTGATGGGGAATAAAATTACAGATGATGTAATGGATGTTCTGTCAGAATTTTTTAATTGCATTGATGAAAACGAAAACATTGACGTTTGGACGCAGCCACGGCTAGAGCGTGAGCGGTTTAAGGCAGAGGAAATTTACACGAACAAGGCAAACGCTGCACGAAATGTTGCGGTAAACCGAAAGAAGCCAGTTGACGCTAAATCAATTACAAAACGTAAAAAAATTGTTGACACACGAAAAACAAATGTAAAAGAATATGTGTTCAAAGGTGAGGTAATTCGATTAACAAAGGAAGATTACGAAAAGCTGTCGCGGCTATATTCTAATATAGATTTAAAAGCACAGATCGAAGGTTTTGATTTAGCATTCGCCAACGAAACCCCAATTCCGAAAAACTGGTTTATGGTTTTGAACGCCAAGCTGAAATACCAGAACGAAAAGACGATTAAAGAAAAAGAGCAGCCGAAAAAATTATTAAGCCCAAGGGGTGCGATATGAAAACGGTCACTGAAAGCCTTTTAGAGAAAGGCATAACGCTAAAAAATTATGGCTCTGGTCAACACCGCACCACTTGCCCGAATTGTTCAGCAACGCGCAAGAACAAAACTGATCCATGTTTGTCTGTGACAATAGACGGTGGAACAGCCGTTTATTTTTGTCATCATTGTGAGGCTGAAGGTAATTCATTCGCTGGCAAGGTTTCAGATAATTTTGAACCATACAGAGCGTATGAAAAAATTGTTTACGACAAGCCAGCAACTGTTCAGAAAAAAGTCAGTGCTGATCCAGATAAATATTCAGACGCGATATTTAATTGGTTTCTGGGTCGCGGCATCAGCAACAAGACAGTTTCTGATTTTAATATTGCACAAACTCAAAAAATGTTTGATGGCAAGCAAAGGATGTTTATTGCATTCAATTACTTTCGTGATGGCGAATTAGTTTCTGTCAAATATCGCCGCGCAGTAAATGAAAAGCCTTATGGCTACAGTCAAGAAAAGGGCTGTGAACAAATCTTTTATGGTTTGCATTTAATCAAACCAGATCAGAACGAAATCGTTATAACTGAGGGCGAAATCGACGCGATGTCGGTTTATGAAGCCACAGGCAAAGCAGCCTTGTCAGTACCAACAGGTGCAAAATCTGAATATAAAAATGCCAGCGAAAAAGGTTTTCACTTTCTTGAAGAACAAAGGGCTTTAATCGACGCTGCGGATCGTATCATCATTATGACAGATGGCGATGAAGCAGGGCGTGGGCTGGCTAATGAACTTTCACGGCGCATAGGGCGCGACAAGTGCTTTAGGGTGCGCTATCCGCAGGGATGTAAGGACGCAAACGATGTTTTATTGAGGTGCGGTAAAGAAGCTGTCTTAAATCTTATAACCGATGCAGAAGCGTGGCCCATTCGCGGTGTGCATGGGGTGTTGGATTATGAAGCAGAGGTGTTTGAGGATTACGATGGGCTTTCTTTTGATCCACTAACAACAGGCTTTGATAATTTAGATGATTACATGAAAATTGTTGAAGGCCAAATGTCGATTGTAACAGGCATTCCAAACAGCGGAAAGTCAGAGTTTCTTGACCAAATTCTGATGAACATGGCGAAGATACACGGTTGGAAATTCGGCATCTGTTCGTTTGAAAACAAGCCAGCACACCATATTCGTAAGTTTCTTGAAAAGCATATCGGACTGCCATTTTACTCAGATGGGCCAACACCTCGTATGAACAAACAACAAATTTCCGATGGTATGGGTTATCTCAATAAATATTTTAAATTTATACGATATAATGATTGGCGCGTTGCTACGCCTACGATTGATCATATTTTAGAACAAGCAACATTGCTGGTAAAACGGCACGGCATCAAGGGCTTGGTAATTGATCCATACAATGAGCTAGATAGGCCATTGGATCGTGAAACCGAATATGTTTCTATGATGCTGGCGAAAGTCAGGCAATTTGCTGAGTCAAATGACGTTCACGTTTGGTTTGTAGCGCACCCCAAAAAAATGGTTACAATGCATGAAGAAGAAGTTCCAGTTCCGACTGCGTATGACATTGCAGGGTCTGCACGATGGGCTGACAAGGGTGATATGATTTGGGCAGTTTCACGCGATAGACGCGATTTATCTAAGCCTGTGGAAGTTCACATTCACAAGGTCAGGGATAAATACGCTGGTCAAGTTGGTTGTGTTTATTTTGATTACGATAGATTGACAGGCCGTTATACACCAGCGGTTGAGCCAGCGCAGCAATACGCTGCACCACCAGTTTTTTCTATTAACCCAGTTGGACAGGCTTGGTACAATCAAGACTGATCTTTGAAATAGCTTTCAACGTCTAGGAACGGATCGAAACCGCCCTCGCTCCGTTCCATTAAGTGCGCCATGATAACCTTCGCATAGAACGGAACAGGCAGAATACCTTGATGCCATTTTGAAATTGTGCCTTGGCTCACGCCAACATAGTTTCCAAAATTATGTTGTGTTCCTTTTGGAAAAATATTTCTTACAATTTTGAAAAATTCTTCTTTTTCAATATGTTTTTTTTCTGCTTTTATTAGCTTTTTCTTTTTGCTCATTTTGCCATCCGTTTATTTTTAATATATGCGGAAAGCATATTAGGGGTCAACCCCATGCTCATCTTTCCATTCGTCAATGGGTGTTCTTAATTTAAAGAATTGAAAGCACAAGTCGCAGTTTCGCACGAATTGGTTGATGTAAGTTAATCGTGCATGGCAATCAGGGCAGTAATCATATCTGCTTGACTTCAAGTGCCATTGAATAGGTTCAGATTTAACGGTATCTGGCAAAAGTCACCTCATTACGTTTTGTAATATTTTAAGGATGATTTCTGTTACATTCTTTGCTATTTAATAATTATCAGCAAAGGAAAAATTCTTATGGCATATGGCAAGTCTACCAAAAAACTTTCTGCATCAAGCATGAAGTCTAACAAAACACCCATGAAAAAGAAACCCAAGGGTAAGAAAAAGTGAGTTATTCGGTCAGCATTGACTTAATCGACACAGTGACCCCTTTCGAGAATAACCCTCGTCAGATCACACCAGATGCGATTTCGAAGGTGGCAAAATCTATTGAACTGTACGGATTTCGCTCACCTATCGTGGTTGATGATGACCGAATAATATTAGCTGGTCATACTCGCCTGTTAGCAGCCCAGAAATTAGGTCTAAGCGAGGTTCCTGTTCATGTTGCAACTGGACTAAGCAAAGCCAAAAAACGCGCTTATAGGCTGGCTGATAACCGCAGCGCGGAAGAAAGCCGCTGGGATTTTCCCATGCTTACAGAAGAACTTGGCGAATTAAATGAGATGGGCTTTGATTTAGCCGACACTCTTTTTGATCCAGAAGAAATTTCAAATCTGTTCCCAGATGAACCGATTGAAGGTTTAACTGATGAAGATGAAGTTCCAGAAGTCCCAGATGTACCAGTTACCGTTGAGGGTGATTTCTGGACGCTTGGCAATCATAGGCTGATGTGTGGCGACAGTACAAGTATTGATGCAGTCGAAAAGTTAATGAATGGCGCAAATCTAGAAATGATATTTACTGATCCACCTTACGGAATGAATGCGGTGAGTAAGTCGGGCGTTTTAAGTAAGAAATATTCAGACATTATTGGAGACGATAACTCAAATGTTGCTAAAGAAACTTTTTTATTAATTCATGGATTATATGCAGATGTTAACCAAATCTGGTGGGGGGCAAATTATTATTCTTCAGTTTTGCCCGATAGTGAATGTTGGTTGGTGTGGGATAAAAATAACGGAGGAAGTGACCAGACGGATTGTGAATTGGCGTGGTCAAATTGTAGAAGTGTTGTGCGAAAGTTTACGCAATCAAGCGAAAAAAAAGACAGAGTTCACCCAACTCAAAAGCCTGTATCATTAGTTGAATGGGCTATTAATAAATTTAAAGTTAGTCCAAAAACAATTGCTGATTTTTTTGGTGGTTCTGGTTCTACGTTAATTGCGGCTGAAAAGAAAAATATAAATTGTTTTTTGATGGAATTTGATCCTAAATATTGCGATGTGATCATCAAAAGATGGCAAGATTTCACAGGTAAAGTCGCAGTTTTAGAGGAAACATCTGAAACTTTTGAGTCATTGAAAGCAGTTAGATGCAAGGCCGCTTAATGTCGGCAGTAGAAGCAACAACCAACATTGCAGTTGGGTATGTTGTTGCACTAGCAGCCACGGCAGTCGTATTGCCTTTGTTTGGGTTCGAAGTGAATGTGCAGCAAGCAATATCAATATCTCTGATTTTCACGTTTATCAGTTTTGCGCGGTCTTATTTACTGCGGCGGCTTTTTAATCTTCTGGAGCAACGCTAATGCCAAAAGATCAAAAAGAAATGTGGGCAAGAATTGGGCGGCTTAAAATGTTGGTTGCAATCGAAAAGGCGCGGCATCCAAACGACGATAAAGTAATTTCGGGATTTAGAAACGAAATTATTCATCTTTACGAGATTTTATTACCAGCCCCAGAGGAAATTGAAAATGTATGAGTACAATTGCAAACTGCGGCGAGTTGTGGACGGTGACACAATAGACGTTGAGGTTGATTTGGGGTTTGACGTATGGGTGCATGAGCGTGTGCGAATGTACGGAATAAACACCCCCGAAAGTCGAACAAAAGACCTCTGGGAAAAAGAATTGGGAAAGGCCGCGAAATCGCGGCTTTTAGAACTTTTACCACCCACATTTAAACTGCGAACTGAAAAGGATGCAAAAGGAAAGTTTGGGCGCATTCTTGGAACGCTTGAGGTCGAGGGTAAAAATATCAACGAACAGCTAATTAAAGAAGGCCATGCGGTGGCCTATCACGGCGGCACAAAGCCAAATTGGCGCGAAATTAAGGGGGCTTTAAGTGAATAAGAAAATAAAAAAAGAAAAAAGGTTGAGCTATCAATATCAACTATCTCAACTCTCTCAACTTGGAATATAGTGAAGAGCAAATTTTAATTCGGTCTGTGCCATGCCCAAGTTGTGGGGCGCAGCCAAGGCAGTTTTGTTTTAGACCACCCAAAAAAACGACAGGAAAAATAAGCAGCCACAATGAGAGAATGCTGCTGTGGCATAAAGTAGTTAATCGCTGGAAAGAAAAAAGATCGGCCCGATGGGAGGTTCAGACCGACCTTCTCAGGAGGAGCAAACATGAATAACTTAATTTGCAAATGTAATTATATCATATTTTAAATTTAAAATCAAAAAATATTGTAATATCGTAAAAATGCAGTTTAAGCCATATAAATAAAGGGCTTGGCGCAGTATCCCAAAAAACGCGCACTTGACATTTATATGCTTTTAGCATATTATAAATTTATCACGGCGTTAGATCGTGTTTAACAACCCAAACAAAAAGGAGTCAGAAATGACTTTACATTCTACACAAAACTTTTTCTTTAACGATGGGTGCCGCGAAGCCTCTGGGCGAAAAGGTCAAGCTGGCGATTGCGTTTGCAGGGCCATTAGTATTGCGGCTGACTTGCCATATAGCGAGGTCTACAAGCGGCTCGCTGATGGCAATGCCTCACAACGTAAGTCCAAGCGTTGCAAAGACCGCTCACGCTCTGCACGAAACGGTATCTTTACCACACGAAAGTGGTTCAAAGACTATATGCTTGAACTTGGTTTTGAGTGGACACCCACAATGAGTATTGGTTCGGGATGCAAGGTGCATTTACGATCTGACGAACTTCCATCAGGGCGTTTAGTCTGTAATGTTTCCAACCACCAAGTCGCGGTAATCGATGGAGTGGTCAACGATACATATGACTGCACACGCGATGGTAAACGCTGCGTCTATGGTTACTGGCGGTTGGCAGCGTAAATAGATTGGGGGGCTTCGGCTCCCCTTTTTAATTTAAAAAAGATTACAAAATGTAAATTTAAGTGTTGACATATATGCGTAAAGCATATTATTATAAATTTATAAACAGTAACCCAAACAAAGGGGCCAAAAATGGCAAACCCACTTAACAATTATGAGCGCGAAACACTTACCGCACTTTATGCTTCTTTGGATTATATGCAGTGCAACGATTTACCTACAGATGCAGTTGAAAATGCCATTGCTAAAATTGAAAGCAAAATTGTTTTAGCGACAAAAAAACTTTTATTTTTAGAGCAATACATTTAAAGCGTTACTTGCAAGGGAAGCAGCATAATGGACTTTCAAAACGGACATGAAGAATTTTGTTTTAATACAGCAATTAAATTTACAGCGGTTCGCCGCACTCAAGGGCAAGCTGTAAATAAAGAATTCCCAACAATAGATGAGGCAAAAGAATTTGCCAGCACGTTTAATGATGGAAGGACGATGATCTACGCAGTGAACGACTTGGGCAATAACGCCCACATAACAAACGCATAACCCAAACAAAGGAGCCAAAAAATGGCTGATACATTTCAAGAAATAACTATCGTAAGTAAGAACAAATACCATAGCGGCAAACTTACGAAAGAGTTTTTAACAAATCGGTTTTTGATGGAAAAGGGAGCTGGCGAAAAATTTGTTCTAAGAGTTAAAAGTTTACCACACGTTGTAAGTATTCAAATCGGCTTCGACAATCCAATTCAAATAACTGAAAATCCTGATAGAGCCGCTGAATTTATTGAGGCACTAGGCACTACGATCAATAACGCTCAAACAGCAAACGCATAACCCAAACAAAGGAGCCAAAAAATGGCATTAGATTTTACAAATTCAAGCTGGGATTTTCCAGTAAAAGAAGAAAGAATACCTCACCCAACAATCGACGGTCAGTACCTTGATAATCTCAAGGCGATTATGAACGCTGATACAGACGAGGTTCTAAACGTGGCAGGGTCTGGTTACACAGTTCTGCACAATAGCAGCGTAGTCGCTGCGCTAGAAGATAGCGTAAAAGCAGCTAACATATCTAAAGACTGCGAGTTTTCTGTGCGGTCAACCGACAGCGGCAAGAAAATGATCTGCGAGATTATATATCCAGACGTAACTATTGAACCAGCTTTAGGTGACTACACGCAGTTCCGCATCCGCGCATTTAACAGCTATGATGGCACATGGCCCTTTAGCGAAATGTGCGATGGTGTTCGTCTGGTCTGCACAAACGGTATGGTTTCGCCCAGAATGATTAGTGCTGCACGTTTACGTCACACAAATGCAATCAACATCGAAGGCATATCTCAACGCATCGTAAAGAACTTTGAATTGTTTCAGAACGAAAGAGAAGTTTACGAAAATATGATGAAAACCAAAGTTGACCACAAGAATTGCTTGGATTTTTTTAAGCAAACCGTTGCAAAAAATGCTCAAAAGACAACAAAAGAACCATTCTTTTTAAAGCAATTTACACGGTTGTCTGACCAGCTAGACTATGAGTTTGGCATTCACGGTAGAACCCAGTGGGCTTTATACAATTGCCTTACGCACTGGTCTACTCACACAGGTGAATACGCAAACCCAGAGGTTACAACGCGCAATCGTGAAGTCTTAGTAAAGAACGCTATGAAATCGTCAATGTGGGATGAATTAGTAGTTGCATAAAAGAGGGGGCGTAAAGCCCCCCATTACTCAAACATTTGCAAGGATGAAGAGGTGTGAATATGAAAATTACAATTAATATTGATGAAAAATCTGTTTCTGCAAAAACTAAATTTCGTCAAGATATGGATATCAAAAAGGCCATTGAAGATTTGACAGCCGATTATATTGAAGAAGCCTTTAATCGCTGTGATGAAGGGCGCGGTCAAAAAACAAAAGTTGCTGAAATGCTTGGGTTCAAATCATATCAAGCCTATGCATATTGGGCCAAACGTAAGGAAGAAAAAAAAGGTAAATTAACCGCGCAGTCGGTTTATGAAGCTACAGGCTTAATTCGTGCAACCAGCGTGCAACCAGCCGACCGAATAAGTATCTGAAAAATCAGTCAAGAACCCGATAAGTAGTTGTTTTTAAACTTTATCCACACGGACTCAAACCGCAGACCTACTGATTTGTAATCAGTTTTTATGGTTTGATTAATTCAACAAAAGCAACCCCCAAATCATAGCATTGCTGTAAATTATATTGGGGGGCCAAATGGGGGGCCAAAAATAAACTAAATATGTAATTTATTGAAATTAATGCATAAATACTGAAATAGTGGCGGAGCCGAATCTGCCACCTTAGTATTCGGGGAAACTTTGGAGACAAAAAATGAACATTAAAGAATGTATAAATCAGATGGAACTTCGTACTGGCGAAGATGGAACAATAAAACTTGCAATTAAGATTCCAAAAGGTGGATTAAAGTTCAAAAATAAAAAAGAAACTCAGTTGTATATAGAGGTGTTGGAATTACTCGGCTCTGAGATGGATTACTTAAATATTTCTGGAATTAGTAAATTAAACATAGGCAAAAAAACAAAAAGGCTTGATTAGTTTAATTACGTTTTGTAATATTAATACGAGAAGTCTAACGGCCTCTAACTGCCCCCTCTGGCTAGGTTTCGCACTGCGATGAGGGGGCATTTTTGTGTTGGCTGTAGCAACTAAGTCATTCGAATAACGCTGCTTGTCTTGGGTCAGCTACGTTGGGTTCAAATTTAATATCAATTAGCTGATAATCTTTCCCACTAGTTTTAGATTTGAAAACCTCAGAGCATGGCTTCAGTTGCTTAATTTCGTCGGGCTGTAGGATCATTTGGTCATTGCCATAGATTAAGTGCATACCACCCTTCTTGATGGCTGCAATCGCCTCATATGTACGGATAGACACATAAGAGCCTTTCCATAGCTTAGTAACTCGTTTCTTCAACATCGTCTGGGTTCCTTTAAATTACATAATGTAAATATTAAAACATTTAAATAAGAAAAAAAATACAAGAATGTAATAAAAAGACTTGATATTATGCTTTAAGCATTTTATATAATTTATATAAACAAAATCAAAACCCAAACAAGGAACTACAAAATGAAAAACGAAGCAATCAAAAATCTTCAAGACATACGCGAGAAAATTGACACGCTCTGTAATGAAGCAAAAGAAATTGTTGATCAAAATTTTCCAGAACAATCTGGTTACTGCGATAGTTACCGCATTTTTGAAATGACGGATTCATCAAACCGATATGATACAACCGTTGCCACGTTCATTTGTGATCTGACGCAGATGTATGATGAAAAGTATTTAGAAGAGGTGTGAAAATGTGGCAAACAAAAGCAACAAACCGCAAGGGCGATTTTCATATTGTTATGAGTAAATCTGGCAAAGCGGCTGACGTAGTACACGCTCAGTTGGTAGCAGAACTTGATATGAATGGTCTGTCAAAGTGGGGAACAATTCGCACATTTGATGTTAATAGATCAGATGAAGTATCTGCGCCTTTTAATCTAAACAATGTTCCAAACGAACATAATTGGATGGAGTACGTTTAATGATACGCATTCTCCTTGGAATCTCAACAATCATAATATCGGCAGGGGCATCTGACATGGATGCCCAACTGATAGACTGCATAATTCCAGCTTTTGTTGGCACGATGCTGTTTGTCTCAGGCGCGTATTCTTTAATAATGGATGAAGCTAATGATTGAAGTAGTCCACGCCAATTTCTTTATTTATCGCCACGATCACGCCCAAACATGCGGCTATTGTAATGGCGATAAGTACACCAGTTATTCTTACGATGACCCATATAATCAATCGATTTATCGCGGTTCGCGCACTGTAAGCGCAGCCGAAATTTGTGGGCAATGTAACGGAACTGGCTCACGCACTGATAGAGAGCATGATTTTAAAGCAATGAAAGCCGCAGGGATATAAAAGGCAAAGAAATTATGACAGATAATATGGCACAAATAACGAGTTATCTTAAAGCAAGTGCCACCCTTTGTTACAATGAGGGTCAGGCAAAGAAAGATACAATCCAAGCCGCATTAGCCAAAGATTTATTTTATGCCGCCGACACAATTACAGTTTTGTCGGATCATGTCGAAACTTTGACGCAAGTTAAAAATGACTACAAAGAAATAATAACAATTTTAGAAGATAAAATTGAGCGATTAATCCCAAAAAGAAAGGTTAAAATTAAAGAAAATGACTGATGTACGAGATGAACAAATTACTCTTTGGAAACGAACATTTCCAGAGGGTAGTCGAATATTCGAGGGCAAAGACCCTTGGATTGTATGGGGCATAGTCGATTGCAATAAACGTGCTTCAGTCGTTATGACACGGCTGCATGATAATCAATTGAGGTCGAGGTGGTGTGATTATTTGAATCGGAAAATTAATGATAAAGACAACAAATGGACGATGGAGCCATTTGATCCGCTGACCCTACTAAGAGGAGTTGAAGGCCAATGACAGCAGATTCAAAAGTTTTAGAGGATGCCAAGCAGTGTAATGCAAGGTTAAGCAAAGACCTTCCACCTAATGTGAGTAAGTTCCGAGAAATTAAGCCCCGCACTCGTCAAATAATTGAGTTGTGCAATTCTGGTTATACTGTCGACCAAATCCATGAGCGAGTGCGGGGTACAAAAACAAGTATTAAAGAATGCCTAAAGCGGCATAGCCAAGACATTATTGATCGCGGCGGTGTGTTTTATAACATAAAAATAAGTGGCAAGGATTTTGATAGAATTATGAGATCGCTGGAAAGTTACAAACGAAACGTATCTATAGAAGAATATAATAAAACTGTGGCTACTCAAATGAAATTGCGACAATTTGAAAAGCAGTTTAATTTTATCGTGTGACCCGATTTTAGTCTTAGTGGTTAATCGGATAACCAACGCGAGAGGGCTAATGTAATATCGGGCCACATTCTTAAAATATCACGTTAAAGAAGTAGAGCAAGCGATTATTGCTATTTTTAATTACATAATGTAATAACAAAGAAATGGAATTTATATAAAAATGGCAAAAAATAATGTAGTATCTATCGGAAAAATGCCAGTAACCAAAACGGTTTCGGGGAAAATTGTTCACGAGTTCGATACGATGTCGTTACTAAAGTGTACGGATTGCGACGAAACAGAGTTTCAAGTTATTTTAGTAAATTCTTCAGTAGACGATGGAACAAACGGCATTTGGGCTTTGTGTAAAGGCTGCGAGACAATGAATGAAACAAGGGTTTTATATCATGCTTAAAGATGTTGAAAAAATCCCTGCGAAACGTGGGCGTAAAAATCACGCCGTAACAATCGAAAAACAAAATCTTGTGAAACTCTGTATGGCATCTGGTTTCAACCAAGAGGATACCGCGAAGTGTCTTACAATAGATTTAAAAACATTACGAAAATATTATACTGACCAATTAAAGTCAGGGCGTGCTCAAGCCAATGTTCAAGTTGTTGCTTCCTTATTTAAACAGGCTTGTAAAGGTAACGTGCAAGCTGGAATATACTGGTCAAAGGTACACATGGGCTGGCGTGACAACAGCGAAGCAGCCACAGTCATTAACATTGCTCCACAGCGCATTGAAGCACCTGTTATAGAAGGCGAAGTTATTGACCTTGATGCAATCACTAATCAGTGAGGACGTTGTCCGATTATCGCGCCCACAAATGTTGGTCGCCCAATCGCGCACACGCTTTCGTGTGCTGGTCGCAGGGCGGCGAACTGGTAAGTCGTTCCTATCACGTTTTATGTTGTATCAACGCGCTAGGAGCAACGCTAACAACGTGTGCTGGTATGTTGCTCCGACATATCGAATGGCCCGACAAATTATGTGGCGAGATTTAAAATATCATGTGCCAGTACATGAAGTCCAAAAAAAAGACGAAACCGACCTCAGAATTGAGTTGGTTAATGGTTCTATTATTGCTTTGCGCGGTGCTGATAATCCCGACTCTTTGCGTGGGGTTGGTCTTGATTTTCTGGTCATTGATGAAGTCCAAGACGTGAATCCCGAAACATGGACTGCCGTACTTAGGCCAGCAATGGCAGATCGAAGTGGGTCAAGGGCTGTATTCTGTGGAACACCAAAGGGCTACAATTGGTTTTATGATTTATATAATGGCTCTGGCGAACAAGACGATTGGGAAAGTTTTAGATTTAAAACACTTGATGGCGGCAGGGTTGCATCTTCAGAAGTCGAAGCCGCCAAGCGCAGCATGGATGAACGGCTGTTCAGACAGGAGTTTGAGGCATCATTCGAAACGCAAGGTGGGCGCGTTTATCATGCGTTTGAGAGATCGTTCAATACTGCGGAATGTGAGGACACTGGCGGCACTTTGCACATTGGCATGGATTTCAACATTAATCCTATGTCGGCGGCTATCTGCGTAGAGGCTGGAAAAGAGCTATGGGTGATTGATGAACTGTCGATTGCTGATGCGAATACGGATGTGATGGCACAAGCGTTAAAAACACGCTATAATGACAGGCACATGGTTGTCTATCCAGACCCAAGCGGCAAGGCAAGAAAGACCAGCGCGGCGGTAGGGCAGACAGATTTCAGTATATTAGAGAGCTACGGTTTTGACGTAGTGGCAAGTAATAAAGCCCCACCAGTTGTGGATCGCATCAACGAGGTCAACGCGATGCTCTGCAATAGTGACGGTGAACGCCGCTTATTCGTCGATCATAAATGCAAACACCTCATTAAATCGCTTGAAGGCCTAATTTACAAAGAAGGCACAAATATGCCTGACAAGGCTTCTGGCTTGGATCACATGGCTGACGCAATGGGGTATCTCATTCACGAAATGTATCCGATTGATAATAATCAGGCAGTCGGCCCGATGAAAATTGCAAATTACTTTGGATGAGGTGAACCATGCCAGTTAATGCACAGCATAGAGAATACGAAGAATATAAAATTCAGTGGAAGCGGATTCGTGATGCTATCGCTGGTGAGGATGCCATCAAAAAGGCAGAGATTGAACACTTGCCCCGACCCGCAGGGCAAGACGGATACGACTATAAGCAATATTTAAAACGTGGTCTGTTTTATGGCGCGTCAGGCCGTACAGTGCAGGGGCTGGTTGGGGCCATATTTCGCAAAGACCCGATATTAAATGTTCCATCACGCATTGAGCCAATGTTGAAAAACATCACATTGACAGGCTTACCGTTTTCAAATTTAGCAAAAATGACTATTGAAGAAATAATTTCTATGGGCCGCTGTGGTGTATTGGTTGACAGGCCAACAAGCGAAGATGGTCAAGCATATCTGCGGCTATATCCAGCCGAAAGTATTATTAACTGGCGCACCATCAATGTTGATGGAGTGGAAAAGCTAGAACAGGTCATATTGCACGAAGAACGACAAAGGGCTGAAAGTGATGGCTTTGGCACAGAGTTTTATAATGTCTATCGTGTTTTAAATTTAACAGATGAAGGCTACGAGGTCAGCGTTTACGAAGAGGGCGAGGATAAAAACGGTGATTTGGCGCATACTGAAGTGGAAAGTTTTGAGCCACGAAAGCGCGGCGAAAGGTTAGATTACATTCCCTTTATTTTCATAAGTCCAAATGATCTAACTCCACCTGTTGATAAATCGCCTATTCTTGACTTGGTAAATGTAAATTTATCTCATTACAGAACACAGGCAGATTTAGAGCAAGGCAACTATTTAACATCAAGCCCAACCCCTTACATTGTGGGACAGAAAAACGCTGAAAATGCGGCTTGGTCAATTGGCTCTGGCACTATCTGGTTTTTAAGCGAGGGCGCGTCAACAGGAATGCTGGAATATACTGGTGCTGGCTTATCGTTTCTTGAAAACTCATTAGATCGCAAGCAGGGTATGATGGCTTTGCTAGGCGCAAGGTTGCTTGAGGAGTCAAAGCGCACCGCAGAGGCCGCAGAAACACTAAGAATTAGAGGTAGTGGCGAAAGCAGCATATTGTCCAGCATTGCTGACACAGCGTCTGATGGGCTTACTCAGGCGTTGAAATGGGCGGCTGAATGGGAAGGGGTGGATGCTGAAATTAGTGTTGAACTGAATAAGGACTTTATGGATTCGAAGTTGTCACCACAGGAATTAACGGCACTTGTGCAAGCATGGCAGTCGGGCGCAATGGGTCAAGCGGATATGCTTTACAACTTGCAGCGCGGTGAAATGCTGCGACCTGATATAAACATCGAAGATTTACAAGACGAAATCGAACAGGAAACGTCACTTGAACGTAACGAAGTCGTAGATAATGATGACGATGAAGAACTTACTGAGCCAGTAGATATTGCAGCGGAGTAAGATAAATGGGTATCAAGCCAAAGATTGCTCCAAGCACAGTCAATGTTAGCGATAAGGTTCAAGACCTTTCTATTGTCCACGCTATAAATTTAGAAAGAATAAAAGCGGATCAGGTCAACGGTGTTCTTGATATTCTGGATGATCTGGGGCTTTCGATACAAAAGCAATTGGAAAAGATTGACCCGACAGGCGTGGGGCCAACATATAGAGCGCGGCGGCTGGCTAGATTGCTTGAGGGCGTTAAAGCGACAACCAAGCAACATTTCGGCAAAGCACAGGGCGCAAATAGCAAGGGTCTGGGCAAGGTTTCTACTGTCAGCGCAAAAGCTACACAAAACATCATTAACGGCTCTCTGGGCGTGTCTCTGGGGGCCACACTGCCATCTGCGGCTGTATTGTCCTCATTGGCAGGGCGTACACTTGTCGAAGGTCAGATAGTTAAGGATTATTGGAAGCAGCAAAGCGCAGAGCATACTGGTAAATTTATGCGGCAAATGCGGATGGGTGTTGCTGGCGGCGAAAACTTGCAAAGTCTGATCCAGCGAGTGCGCGGCACAAAAGCCAATAATTTTACTGATGGTATTATGAACTCAACCAAGCGTAAGGCTGAAACCCTTGTTCGTTCATCTGTTGCAGCGGTAAACAACGAAGCCTTGATTAATACCTATCAGGCAAACGAAGATTTGTTTAACGGTTATCAATGGATGGCTACGCTGGACAGTCGCACCAGTGACATATGCAAAGCGCGGTCTGGTTTAACGTGGGATAAAGAGTTTAAGCCTGTGGGTCATGCGATAGGCTGGACGCCACCCCCTGCACATTTCAATTGTCGATCAACCGTGATTGGGATTTTAAAGCCGTGGTCTGATTTGGCGAATAAGCCCTTGCCAGCGGTTGGGGCTGAAACGCTTAAAAAAGAACTGGAAAAGTCGTTATTATCTCGCGGTCTTTCCCAAGCACTTATCAGCAAGGCAATTAATAAAACGCAACAATCAATGGATGGCTATGTCGCTGGAAATATAAACTTTGAGGATTGGTTAAAATCAAAATCAGAACGCTTTCAAAAGCAAATATTAGGTGAGCCTAAATGGGAGTTATGGAAAAGCGGTAAAATCGGGTTTGTTGATTTAGTTGACCAAAAGTCCAACCCCAGATCACTAGCTGAACTTGAGGCTTTGGTTGATAAAGGAAGAACTGCACCTCTTAAAGCAAACAAGGCGGCAAAAGAAGCAGCAAAGGGACAAGCGGAAGCGGCTGCACTAGCGGTTAAGGCTGCACAAAAAGCTGAAAACAGGGCGCAAGCGCAATTAGATGATATTATTGCTGGTACGGCTGGGACAAATAAAAGCAAAGTATATTCTAAATTAAAAAAAGATGGGATTGATGGATTAAGCGCAACACAAATTATTGCTAAAATTGATGAGGGTGTGACTCAAATCAATGTGAGTGCAAATATATCCAAAGCTAAGAAAAAACTAAAAGACGGAAAAAAGCTAAACAAGACGGAAGAAGCAGCATGGGCAACTGTAGACGATGATCTAAAAGCTGTATACTTAGCAAGTCTTGAGGCTGAAAGTGCAATATTTAAAACGTTTCAAGACAAAATTGATAATCTTCAAGAGATAAAAGAAATAGCATTATCAACAGGTGCTATTCAAGACTGGGCATCAATGGGTGCCGTTAATAACGCAAAGAAAATATTAGCAAACCACAAAGATGAACAAGTCGGGAAGTTTATTCTCCCCAAAGATGATTATATTTCAAAAGAAATAAATAAAATTATAAATAAAAATGACATTGAGTTCTTAGAAAAGTTGGTTGGTTTTGATGGTTATATGAGTTTAAAAGCTAAAAAATCAATACTCTCAAAAGCAGAAGCAGAAGCGTATATTTCAAAATACGATGAAGTTATGGCGTTAGCGCAACAAGTTGTTTCAAAAGACAAAGAAATAAAAGCAGCGGCAAAAGCAATATCTGATAGTTTTATCAACCAATTGGGCGTGGCTAAAACTCTTTATAAGGGTGATCCAGATACTTTTAATTTTAGCAAGTATGGAACACCAGACAATATAAAAGAATTTTATATAAAATCAGGGCCAAAGGTTGCCAAGCATAATTTTGACGCAATAACTGACCATCTGGCAAATGACATTAAAAGAGCCAATGATAAACTATTTGCATTACAAGAAAGGCAAATAAATAAAGCCACACAATACCTGTCAGGCGCTGCACAAGGGGGCAAGGGTTTTTCTGCGGCAAATGCGGCTTATAAAAAATTAAAGAAGTCTGGAGGGCTAACAGGCGATGCACTGGTTGATGCCGCGAAAGTACAAGCTGAGAAAGATGCAATACAAGCCGCAGCTTCGTTAGCATCTGTTAAAACAGGTATTAAGAAAAAATTTAAAGAAAATAAAAAGCTATCACCAAAAGAACAACAGGTGTTCGATGATCTTGATCCAGTAGATCAAGACCTTCTAAAAGAGGCCGCTAGTGCTGGAAAGACCGCCAAGCAGTTAGATGATGATGCAGCGGCTATTGTTACCCAGAAGGCCACACAACGCGCAGACGAGGGTGTTCTGTTCGATGATCTGGAACAGATTGGAGATCAAGACGGTTCAAACACTGGTGGCTTATTTAAAAGCAAAGTTGATGGCAATAAATTTTATGTAAAAGCACCTGATACAGAAGTAATGGCAAAAGTAGAAGTTTTATCGTCAAAACTATATCAAGCGGCTGGCGTTAAAGTAGCAAACGTAAACTCTATAAAATTAACAGGTAAGATTGGAGATCGTGATGTATCAGGGCGGCTTGGTGTTACCAGCGCAATCGAAGAAATAGAAGATATTGACACTTCTCAAATGGGCGCATTATCGGGGGCTAAAGATGGTTTTGCGGCTGATGCTTGGTTGGCGAATTGGGATGTAGTCGGCAACGGTGGGCCAAAACAACTAAATTTAAAAAAGATGCCAGATGGTTCCAGCTTCCGTATCGATACTGGCGGCACGTTGTTCTTTAGGGCGCAAGGTGGGCGTAAGGCGTTTTCTGCTTCTGAGATACCAGAGTTAGATAGCCTGAGATTTAACAGCTATAATTCTGGCGAGGTCTTTGGGGATATAAGCGAAGAACAAATTGTGGCTGGTGTGGCGCGTATCGTTGCAATTAGCGATGATGATATTCGGCGGCTTGTAAAAGACACAATGGGCGATGATGCCGATGATCTGGCTGAAGTGCTTATAGGCCGAAAGAACGTGCTACAAGCGACCTATGCCAAGCAGCTTGCAAAGTATAACAAAAAGGTAAAACGCTCACCACTGGAGCGTGTGACAAAGCAAGAGGAACAACTTATTAAAGAAAGCCGTGTCAACGGTTACATTATGACTTCTGACAAAGGCGATATTGAAGATCACGAAATTAGGGCAAGTTATTTAAAGCGTAAAGGAAAAGCCATAACGCAGTTAAATTTACGCTTGCGTCCTGACGCTATGCAGAAATTACAAAAAACTTTGATTGTTCAGTCAGACAGTGGGCTTCCTAAAATTGAAATGGAATCTGTTAATGCGTCAGTGAAAAGAGGTATTCGTGGAATTATGGCAAGGGGAAATGCTGGCAGTCCGTTTCGAGACGTTGATTTTGAACGATCAAATTTAGCTATTAAATACATCGAAGATAAGAAAAAAGAAATTGAAGATTTAGTCTCACAAGGCAGAGCAAAATCAGATGATTTGTATCGTTTTGAAGCCGAGACAGGAAACGTTTTAAATATTTATAAATCATTTTTATCAAGATATAAGGTTGGCGATATAAAGCTAGAAAAGGACGTTTTATTTAAAGATAAATTCTCTGATTTATTTGATATTGAACAAATACCGTTGACTAAGGTGAACGTTGCAAAAAAAGTAGTTTGGACAGACCAAGGCGAAGCGAAGTTTTATAAGTCCTCATTTCGGGATAGTTACTCAGAACAAGATGGAGAGAGATTTACAACACTTGGAACTGTTTTTGATACAGAAGTAGATGGGGTCAGAGTTCGATATTTTCCAGAAAATCAAAGTGAAAGTCATGCTGCTTTAGTTGGGCGCATGGAAGTTGAAATAGATGGTACATCTGCGGTTGAAATTAAAAAGGGTTTAGGTGTCATTGAGCAACTTGGCATTGATGCCTCAAGGTCAACGGCAATGGATCGTGAGGAATTGTATTTAACAAAAATATTTTATCATTTCAGTGGAGTAAAAAGTGACAACCACGGCACTGATCGTTATGCTTTAGCTTTTAAAGAAGAAATGATACTAATTTCTAAAATTGGCTCGCAAAATGAGAGAATTAAAGAGTTGAAGAAGTTGAGTTCAAATGTGGCTGATGTTAAGGATATTACAGCTTTGCCAATGTATAATCCTGTCGGAGAATTTCAACAGTTTGGGCATGGAAAAGCGTTACAGCTAAACCCTGTTTTTCAAGGAAAAGAATGGGAAAAGTTTCACGACGATCATCGTATATGGCACGATTTGGAATATGGAAAAGGCTGCCATACTCAAGTTGGAAGTTTTAAGGCAATAGTTGGCGGCGGCGGTCAACTTGCGTCAACAACGGATCGAATGAGAAGAGGGATACCTTTTGGCCAAGGTGGTTCAGAAAAGCCAGATATAAAGTCTGGGGGAGCATCATATATTTTCAGCAGACTTAGGGAAAAGAGCGACATTGGCCGTAATCTTGGTCTTGTTTGGAAAACCAATAATCATGTAAGGAGACTTGATGCTATGTCATTTAAGTCTGATTATTATGGATCGCAAAAATTTTCCAATGGGAACGTTTACAAACAATATGATAAATTAGATGATTGGGATGTTTCTCTACAAGAAAGGGCCGTTGATTTACAAGCCTTCAAAAATCATGCGTCAGGTAATGATAATAATGAAATAATATTTAAAGATGGACTTTCATTATTTGAAGATTTGGAATTTTTTGTGGTTCGACCTAATGAAAAGCAAGATATTTTGGACTTTTTAACAGAAAAAGGATACAAGAAATGGCCTGATGGAAGGAAATTTGAAGAGGTGATTGTCACTAGAGATGATATTAGAAATTTAGTATTGGGAAAGGAAAACGCTGATAAAATTTTAAGTGCTAAAAAACTAAATCTTAAAAAGGCTTATGCTGACGCTGGCGTTGATTCAGATACGGCTAACGATTTAATTGAAATTGATTTAGATATTGATATTGATTTAGATGATGATGTTCTGTAAATTCTTGATGAGTGATAAAAAATGGCTACAATCGAAATTATAAAAGCCCTGCGAAATGATGGTTTTATATATTGTGAAGAAATGGTTTTGACCAATTTTGTGTCGAAAGGTAACGATCACATTTTAATGTTTGGAACTTGGTTTGACACAGAAACGTCGAGTTATGGCAATGAGCGCAGAGTGTTTGACGCACCTATTGAACTTATTGCAGATAATTTGATGGGCTTTAGAGCGTGGAAAATAGATCGTTTTATTTTGCAAGGTTTTAGCGAAAAAGATAGTTCAAATGAAAATTTATATAAAATATTTGAAGCTGTTCAAGAAGTAAAAAGCCGCCTCAAATATGACTTCGAAGCGGCTCAAGAAAACATTATGCAGAAGTTTGATTAATCCCACTATGCTTCTTCTAATTCGTTAAGAGCGCGTTTCAACGCTCGTTTTATCCGCTTAGACCTGTCTGGCAATATCAATGCATCCAAGCCCTCAATAAGCCATTCAAGTTCTTGCTGCGTGGCTGACACTGTTTCCGCTGATGTTAAGTATGTGCCACCATCTATATTTTTTTGTTGAATAAATCTCATTGTGTTACTACTCCACCGATCACAACGCCATCTTCAAGCATTTCTGTTTCTCCATTGTTCAAAACTTCATCAACGTCAAAATCATATTGATCGGCAAGTTTCCGCAATTCTTCATATGAAAAAGTTAATGGCACAGTCGATCCGTCTTGAAACCATATACGAAAAGTTTTTGCATTGTTTTCATCTGTCCACCAGACTTGGTTCTCCCACACATCTACGAATTGCTTTTCGTTATCTACGCTTTCAGCAATACGTCTTGCCTCATCTTCTGAGATGTCAAATCGTGCGGAAATATCATTTATTAATTTATAGTCCATTGCTTTTTCCTTTGTTTGGGTGGGGGCTTTGCCCCCTTATGGTTAATCTTAGATCACG